CGTTATGCTTCTTTGCAGTGCGGCTTCTACAGGCTCTGTTTTGATTGCCTCTATCAAGTATGTTTCATACAAATCATCTCGCGACCAGTGATCCAATTTGATTTTAGATTTCAAAACAAAGTCTATGTACTTGTCTGGATACAATGGATTGATGTGCATGATAAATCTACCAAACTTCACAAAAGCATTGTAGTAAGGACTTTTTACAAAGTCGTCATACGTTTTTTCTTTCGAGTTGTGCTGGTGGATCTTATAGAACCTTTGGAACACCATAAACGCATTCACTACCCACTTCTCGTCACGCTGTAAGTATCGTCTCTTTGGTTCGCACATATGGACTTGCAAAGTCCTTGCCTTTGCAAATTCTTTCCCACAGTATGTGCATTTGTTAGTCGATGCCATGCGACTCAATTAACTCCTCTAGTTCTCTGTCAGATATAACAGCATCTAAAGTCTCTAGGTCAGATTCTTTCCATGTTGGGTATATCTGTTGTAATTTTTTCAAACTTTTATTTGGCACACGCTTCATTGGTTTGATCCATGGGTGAAACTGTTGTTGTAGTGCGCCACACATGGCTGTGAGTATCCACAGAAGTTTTTTATGTTTGCCTAATGTAAAACAGTGCTTGTTGACACATTCATTAACCATTTCTACGTAGTGTTCTACAAAGAATGGATCCTTGGAGGACACGTTTGATACATATCTCATCAACATGTAAGGCGAATATAAAGATTTCTCCTTGTCGTCCACACGATCAAAATAATCTTTGTTTCTAAAGTCTACAGCCTTTAGTCCATTTCTAAGGTCAAAAAATTTCCTATTTTTTTCTTGCGGCATATTTTAATCCAAACATTGTGCAGTCTTTAGCCGTCACAAAAGTTAATTTTATTTTGTTTTGCATGTGTTGTAAACCTGAAAGTTTTTTGTTAAGTTTATTTTTAGTAAGCCAATCAAAAAAATCCATGGCCCATTCTCCTTGGTCCATCCACACAGCGATCTTTTCATGAGTTACCATAATGGGCGCCTCTATCTGTATTGATTTCCTACCAGACCGAGCCATAATCAACCTGTTCACACTGCCTAGAAATGTCTTTTACAAAATAGGCACACATTGGGTTTCTTCCGTTGGTAAGAGGAACGGCCAGCATCTGTCCTGATTTGATCTTTGGAAAATACCATTTAACCTCTGTATAAATGTCCACAACGTCAATTGGCATGAATTCTGGTTTTGCACTTGATAATGGATTAAAAGTAAAGGCATCGAATCCACGATCATTCAAACTTGTGATAGGTAGAACGTGCATTTCAGATTGCCCTGCTTCGCCTATTAGCATTTTCCAATCTAGTGGCATTTTTATTTTATGGGCACCTATTTCTAATACGGCCGCTGGGGCATTGAAACTTTCTAGAAATATTAATGGTATGTAGAAAAAATCAGGGTTGTTTGGATCAGAGTTATCGAGAACGGCAAATCGTAATTTTTCATCAACCCATTCTGGTATTTTTTCTAGTGTGTATGTCCTGTCATCAAGTGTAAGGATTTTCATAATTTATCTTTTCTATATTATACGGGTAATTTGCCTCTTTGTAAAACTTTTTCCTCGCAGTGAGATGTCTTTTTGCAAACTTGCAACTGCTGGTAATATCCCAGATCTGCACACTGTCTTTGTCCTCTGCTTTTCGTATCCCACGTCCTATTGACTGTATCACACGCACAAAAGACTTGCCCGGCTCTATGAGGACAAGATTAAAAATACGAGGAATATTAATGCCAACAGCGGCAACTCCATATGTGGCAATAATAATTTTATTTTGGCTAGTAGAAACTTCATCATACTGCTCCTTCCTGTCTATGTTTTTAGTTGATCCTGATACAAAAACTGAGTCCTTAATTTTCTTTTCAAGTATTTCTCCTGCAGATATCCTGTCAACAAGTATCAAAGTGTTCCCAGATGTTGCTATATCCTGTATAGTCTTTGCTACCCAAGTCATTCTAGTACTGTCAGTAGTTAACCATTTCAATTCTTCACTGTACGTTTTGAACTGTGGATGATCTTGTGTCTGTAATACATTCACGTGGCAGTTTGCAAGTACTCCTTTATTTTGGAGTTCACTCGCTTGTATCCTGTTTGCCACTTCGCCTATACTACATTTCAGTCCCATAAATTCGTAATCTGCTTTAGGTACTGTGCCTGTCAGTCCCCATCGTATTCCACAGTGGGCAAATGGACCTGTAAGCAATCTTTTGAGCACGTCTGCTTTTGCCATGTGGACCTCGTCGATTATGACCGTTTGTATACCATCACAAAATTCTTTGAACTCTGTGCTGTGTTCGTTCTTGGCTTTCTTCTCGAGAACATTTAAACTCTGCCATGTTGCTATTGTGTTATACCTCCCAACCTCCTTACGGTCACCATAGTACACGCCTGTGTCTAAGTTACAAGCCAGAAAGTCTTCTTCGGTCTGAGTCACTAGGCTCTTGTTTGGAACAATCGTTATAGTCCTTCCATATGGTTCGACCAGTTGGCACAGTGCCGCTGTAATAATGGTCTTACCTGCGCCAGTGGCGATTTCTTGAATGCTTTGTGGATTTTCAATAAATTTGTTAATTGTTTCTACTTGATAGTCTCTCAACTCTATAGGTTGTCCTGCACACGGGTGCTTGTCAGGCCAAGTTATGTGAGATAGATAATTTTTATCAACCGACTTGAATTCAAAGTCATGCTTTGTCCTATGGTCCACCACGTCTATGTAGATCCCACCCTCGTCAAGAATTGGTATTATTTGATCTACTAGATTTAGATATGTTGTACCACCCAAACCAAAAAAGGTGACTTTTCCGTCCCACCTGCCAAGTTTTACAGCAGGGAGATGTCGTGCGTATGGAATTTCATACTTGAATTTATTTGATAATCTTTTACGCCATTCGAGAGATAGGTTCTCAAATTTTACGTTTACTTCGTCTTTTATTACTAATTTACAACTGCTCATTTTAAAGTTTTACTATAACATGATCATGCCAATCCCAACTGCTTGGCTGATGATCATTATAATACAACTTTTTTGGAAGATTTTCAAGAAGTCTTTTTAGATTGTCAGTGCCTGTGGCATAATAACCACCACCTACTCCTATCAATGACGCCTTTGGTTTTATCCCGCTTTTGATCAATGCTCTTGGTATTCTGTTCCTCACGAAAATTATTTTGGTATCTTGGTTGATAAGTTTGAACTGTTTGCTCATTTGATGCAATTCATATAAATTTTCAAAGAATTCTTGAGACTTCTGGTTGTCCAGCAAGTAAGTTCTATCGTTGTGTCTGTCTATATCTTTTTTGTAAATTGGTTCCTTTACATCGAACCCCCAACTGCACTCGTTCAAGATGTCTACGCCGTATGATTTGAAAGCATTCATCCACTCCCAAAATGCCGTCACGTCCGCTTCCATGTGTATGTCACCACTCACAGGCATTATCAAAGGAAAACAATCCAATTCAATCAACCCTGCCACAACCTCTTTTTTTGTGAAACATTTGGAATCTATCCATAACTTGTGATAGTTGTTATGAGCAATTTTATATGCGACAGTATGTTGTGCTGGTACGTCTATGCCTTTAGTTGAAATATAAAAGTTTTTTAAGGCGTCGACTTGAATTAGTGCTGATTTATGTTTTAAATTTTTGTCCCAATATTCCTGCAATGACTCTGGTATATTGTTTAATATTATTTCATCACCTATTAAAGATGCTGATGGTTGCCTGTGCCCAACTATTTCTTTTTTTATTTCGTCATGGTCTTCGATGAGGCTACCGTCCGTAAATTTGAAATCATATCTAGCGGCAATCAAAGTAAGGTAGTATGCAGTCACGTCTGTGTGTAGGAAAGTCCATCTCTTGCCTTCTCCGTCGTACTGACTGTATCCTGCAGGCAGGTCACGTTTTTCTTTAAGACATCTTATAAGTTGTATAATTTTTTTATTATAAGGAAATCTAAGTTCTATTTTTTCAACGCCATCGTCGTCGGTGTATTTTTCAATAACTTTATCA